GGTCGTCGACCTCGGTCTGCAGGGTGTCGCGCTGCTCGGTCAGCTGCTCGACCGAGGTCTGCAGGGTGACCAAGTCGCCCTTCTTCGCCTCGATGTCGGCGATCAGCTGCGCCTGGTCGAGCTGCAGCTGCTCGTCGTAACCGTCGGCGCCGCCCTCCTGGGCGCGATACTCGGCGATCTCCTTTTCGGTTGCGTCGCGGCACAGCTTCGAGCCGAACCAGTCGTTGCGGATGGCGCGCTCGACCTCGAGCACGGTGTCCACCGGGATGACGTCGCCGTGCACGGTGAGATCCGTCAGCAGCACCACCAGGGCGGTGCGGGCTTGCGTGGTAGTCATGGGGAGTACCTATTCAGGGAAAGAGGCAAAACGGGGGCCGGAGCCCCCTACCTGCCCGCTTTCAGGTTCGGGTTAGGCGGCGGCTTTCTTGCCGACGCAGAAGGCTTCCTTGCGGCGCACGGCGGCGTCGACGTCTTGGAAGACGCGCAGCATCAGGCCGTCGCTGCCAGCCAGGGCATACGGGTCGGGCTTGAGATCCAGCACGCCCCACAGGCCGCACACCAGCTGCGAGAAGTCGCCGTAGAGCCAGTCGTTGGCCGGCATCTGGTTGGTCGCGTGGGCGGCGTAGCCGTTGACCTCGCCGCCTTGCCAGATCCGCTCGCCGGTATTCGCGAAGACCTGGGTCTTCTTCGCCGCGCCACGCTGCACCGGGCTGGTCAGGTAGGCCAGGCCGCTGCCCTCGACGTTGAAGGTGGCCGCCTTGGTCTCCATCTCGACGACGGAATCCCAATCAATGCCGGTCGCCGGGTAGGTCACCGACGGCAGGCCGACCTGGTTCAGCAGGCCCAGCGGCTGGTTGTCGGCGCCGGTACCGCGCAGCATGGCCAGGTCGATGGCAACGCCCAGGCCCTCGACCAGGTCGCTGATGATGAGCGCCTCGACCGACTTCGCCGCCTGCTTGCGCAGCTTGCGGGTGACCGGGATCGCGCCCGCGATGGTCTTCGGCGACAGCGCGATGGTGGTCAGGTCGAAGTCGCTCGGCGGTACGTTGTCGCCTTCGCCCAGCCAGTAGAAGTTGGAGCCGTTGACCTTCTTCGGCAGATCCAGGTCGCCGACCAGGCCGCCGAGCATGCGCATGCCCAGCTTGGCCATCATGGTCTTGTTGCGCAGGATGTCGATGAACTGGTCGACGCGCAGCTCGGTGGCCACCAGCTCGCCGCCCTTGCCCGCTTCGCCCTTCGACATACCACGCACGAGCAGGTCATGCGGCACGAAGAAGCCGCGGGCCTCTTTCTTGAGGGTGTCGGCCAGGGCCAGGCTGACCTCGCGCTCGAGGCCCGCCTTCGACCAGTCCTTCTCGGCGTAGGCGTTCATCGCACGCATGAGCGAGAAGCGATCCATCTCCTTTTCGGTCATGCCCAGGCCGGCCGCGGAAACATCGCGCACGAAGCCCGGCAGGTCGCGCTCGTTGTCCTTCGGGGTGCGCGGGGCGAGCGGCTTCGGCTGGCCCGGCAGGGCGCGCTCGAGCAGCACGGCGCGGAACTGGTCGAGCGACTGGCCAGAGCTCACAGCGCTGGCGGCCAGGTCGCGCTGGTTGTAGCGCTCGCCCAGGATGTTGATGTCGGCGATGCGCTGACGCTCCAGCAGCACCGGGTCGGTGGTAACGGCCGGCTGCTCGCGGGTCTGACCGTCGTCTTGGGGTTCGTTCGGCTTCGGCATTGCAATACCTCGAATGGTGATGGTGTTGGTTGTTGCATCGTTGGAGCGCCCCACCCCGACGGTCGGGTCTGCAGGCACGGAAACGCTGGAAACCTCGTAGGGCTCCCAGCGGGTAACGCGGTAGTGATCGAGGCCGTTCTCCGAACGCTCGAGCACCATTTCATGCACCAGGTAGCCGCAGCTGATGTTGCGGCGGATCCCGTCGGCGACGTCCTGCCAGATCTCCTCGGCGTACTGCCCGCGGGAGAAGCGCACCAGGGCGCGCAGCTTGCGGTCGCCGTCCAGCCAGGCCTTCTCGACGACGCCGATCTGCCGCCAGTGCTGGTCGAGCAGCGGCGCGCCGGCATGCAGGCGGGTGAGGTCGATCGAGTCGGGCGAGTGGTCGAGCACTTCCATGCCGAACCAGCGCCGCACGGGGTATTCACTGGATACCGCGACCTCGACGGTGCGCTGTTCGGTGTCCAGGGTGCCGATGTCCACGGCAAGCGAGCGCTGCAGCTGCTGCCCTTCGATCTGGCGAATGACAGGCAGCGGCGCGCTACTCGTCGGAGTCGAGCTCTTCGGCATTGGCCGGCTCCTCTGCTTTCGGTTTGTTGGGATCGACGAGCAGCCCCTTCTCGCGGAGCAGCTGCTCCTCGGCCTCGATCTCCTCGAAGATCTCGTCGGGGTCGTCGCCATTGAGGCGGATGTAATAACTGCGCGACTTGGTGCGGTTGCCGATGCTCTCGGACGCCGCTTTCGAGTCCTTCAAGGGGTCGACCCAATCCCAGCCGCGGGCCTGCCATTCCTGGTCACTGCAGCGGGCCAGATCGCGCGGGGCGATCTTGATCGCGCCCTTGAGCAAGGCGCAGTTGAACCACTCCTCGCCTACGCGCTCGAGCAGCTCGCTGATGACGAACTCCTGGCAGCACTTGTAGAAGTCGCGCTCATCCAGCTCGCCGGAGCGCAACGAGGAGTAGCTGACGCCCTCCAGGTCGTTGGCCAGGCGGTTGTAGCTCGGCCCCAGGCCGGCAGCGCCGCCGCGTAGGGTGTCCTTCACGAACGGCGCGTAGTCGCTACCGGGCGAGGCGTTCTGGTGCGGCTTGTAGGTCAAGCCGTAGGGCAGCACCTTGGTGGTACCGGCCTCGACCTCCTCGAGCACGTCGACGTCTTCGCCCTCGTCGGGCGGATCCAGCCACTCGGCGTCCTGCTCATAGAAGCCGGTGATCTTCGCGCCGTGCTCGGCCTTGACCAGGGTCGCCGAGCGAAACTCGCCCAGGTGGTGGATGTCCACCGCCGCCGCGTGCGTCCAGGTGAAGCCGCGCGACTGGTGAGGCCGCCACGGGTCGAAGGTGTGGATCAGCTCGCTGGCCGGGATCCGCTCGTAGCGCTCCTCGGCGCGGCGCAGGATGTCGCCGGGGTGGTCTCTCAGCATCCAGTACGCGACCGGGCGCTCCCACTCGTCGATCTCGACGCCCATCCTGATGCGGTTGCCGTTGTCCAGCAGCTCGTTGAGGTGCAGGTCGAGGCGATCGGCCTCGACGATCTGCAGCGCGAAGCCCCAGCGGTTCGGCCAGTTGCGCACCAGGCGCACGAGCACCTCGCCATCGCGGGCCAGGGTGTCGAGCCACAGCCAGGAGAAGGTGACGTAGCTATAGCGGCCGGTGACGTCGAAGACGCCCTTTTTGCAGAACTTGCGCCACTCCTTTTCGATCAGGCGCCGGGTGATCCGGTCGGCCTTGCCGTCCGGCAGCACGGCCTTGGACTGCAGGCGGATGCCATACGGCCCGATGACGTTCTGCCGCAGCAGGCGGTAGAAGCGCTTGAGGTAGGAGGTGTTGATCGACTGCTCTCGAGCCCGCTGCCGCAGGGTCTCGTGGTCGGCGAAGATCAGCTGGTCGGCATCGGTGCCGCTCGTGCGGCCCGACCAGGCCTTCGCCAGGCGCCCGCCGCTGGCCATCTTGAAGCCGCGGCGCCGCCCCACTTGCGGCTCGATTCGAGCAGCTGCAGGCGATGGGGCACCGCCCAGGCCGAACAAGCGGCCCAGGGCTTTCAACGGTTGCATAGGCTACCCCATGGACAATTTGACCACCCGGCCGGTCGGCCAGCGGCGGTTCTTCTCGCGCTGCAGCTCGCGCCGGTACTTGCTGCGCAGGGCATCGAGGCGCTCGATCGGGATCCGGTCGAGCCGCATGCCGTCGATCTCGTAGCTCTGCTGGTCTTTCGGGATCCGCTTCTCGAGCGCGGCCTCGATCAGCGCGAGCATGCGCTGGGCATGGCTGCGCGCGTCCGATGGCTCGGCCGTCTCGAGGTTGGCGCCGATCTCCAGCGTGCCGCTGTCGAGCGTCAGGCGCTGGCCCGCCTTGATGGCCAGGGCCACCCAGCGATACAGCCCTGGCGCCCAGCTGGCGGTGGTCTCGGCGGCGATCTCGACCCGGTGCGGGGCGCCCGCCTGGGCCTCGATCACGTGCCGGTCTGGCCCGCTCAGCACATAGCGCAGCGACCAGCCGGCCGATGCCGGATATTCCGGCACGTCGCGCTCCCAGGCGACGGAGTCGCCCGCGTGCAGTTGTGTCGGTTCCATGGGAATGCCTCAGCCGCCGGCAGCGATCACCGCCGGGGCTTCCTGATGATGTTGAAGCGGGACTTGGCCTTGGCCTTCGGGGCATCTGCCTTGCGGGTCGCCGCGGGCTTGGCCACCGGCTTGGTGGCCTCCTCGGCTTCCTGCAGATCCTCGGCCGACTCCTCCTGGTCAGCGTCAGCGACCGGGGCAGGCTCGTCGGGCAGGCGATCGGCCAGCGGGCCGGCCTTGATCGCCTCGCGCAGCTGCGCCTTGGTCAGCTGACCCGCCTTGCGGCGGTGCAGCTTGGCGCGCATGGCCATGATGTATTGCATAGCCTCGCAGTCCAGGTAGTGGTTTTCGCCGACTTGGTCGAACTTGCCCTCAGACTCTCGCCACTCCTCGCCGACCAGCTGCTTGCAGTAGTCGTCGGTGACCTGCTGATGCAGCAGCCACCAGCCCGGGCGGGTGTCAGGTCTCCCGAAACGGCTATGCACCCAGCGCTTGGCCAGGGGCGAGTCGAATGCCCAACGGGCGTCGCCTCGCTTGCGCGTCTTGCCCTTGCGGTCAACCTCGACCACTTCCTTGCGGAACGGCTTGTCGAGGCGATCGCGCCCGCGCAGGGCTAACGCCCGGCCTTTGTGCTCGTTGATGAAGCCGTAGACCTGGTCGTCGCGGTAGCCGATGTCGATGCCGGCCTCGTTGATCGGGTGGCCGTCGTAGTCGGTGTCGATCAGCTCGCTAAGCTGCTCCCAGACGGCGTCCTGGTCGGTCTCGCCCCAGAGCTCGCCGTGCTCGAGGAGCATCGAGCCGAGGCCGGCGTACCAGGCGCGTATCACGTACACCAGGCGGTTTTTCTGCACGTCCACAGTGCAGAAGATCCGCAGCGGTTCGAGCAGCAGCTCGCCGGCCGCGTAGCCATAGCACTGGGCTCGAACCTCCTCCCAGCTGGGCGCATCGCCCGCCTCGGCGTAGCATTCGCCGAAACCGGTGTTGTAGACCGCCTGCAGCTTGGCAGGGTCGCCGGAGACTTGCGCCGCCAGCAGCTTCTTGGCCAGAAACCCGTAGGACTTCTTGACGGCAAACGAGCACAGCCCGGAGACCCATATCGAGTAATGGGTGAAGCCCGCGGTGTCGGCTTCGCCGCGGATCTCGCCGGCCTTGCTGACCGACTCTCCCGGGGCGACCGCCACGCCGCGCTGATTCATCCAGGGGCGCCACTTGTCCTCGATCATGCAGCCGTTACCTGGGCAGGCCAGGCGCGCATGCTTGAAGGCCTCGTCGGGCGTGCATTCATCTGGCGAGCCCTTGCCGGGCCACCACAGCAGATCCGACCAGGGCACGAAGTACTCGCCGCAATGCGGGCACGGTACCGCCCACTCGTGGCGCGTGCCGCTCTGCCAGAGCTGCCAGATCTTCGAGCTAATCGCCTGGGTCTTGCCGACTACCCAATGCCACAGCCCAGTGCGCGGATCCGCGCGGCGCTCGACCTTGCCCGCCGTCGGGGTGGCGGTGTAGCCCACTTTCGAGTCGGCGTAGGCATCGCCCCGCGCCTCGATGATTTCGGTGGTGTCGCCTTCGCCCGTGTTCACGATGCGGTCGACCTCGTCGACCATCACCAGGCCGGCAGAGTCGGCGGCGAGCTCAGTCGGCGAGCCAGCCCAGGCGAAGCGGAACTTGGTACCGCCCAGCCACTTAACCGTCTGGGTGCTGCGCGCCTCATACTTCGCCGCCAGCGACTCGCACTCGGTAAACATGGCCATGAACTTGGGCTCGACAGTGCCGCTAATCAGCGGCTTTGTCGGCGCCACGTACAGGCACGGCGTCGGATCCTCGTCGAGCCGGTGGCCGATGATGTTCTCCATCGTCACCGACTTGCCCATCTGGGTGCCCATGACGAAGGTCACCCGGGAAAAGCACGGCTGCGAGAAGGCCCAGGCCACCGGGCGCATATAGGGGTTGGTGTCGGGGTTGAACGGCCCAGGTATCGGCGCGCTCGGCGGCATCACCCGCTTGTCGCGCGCCCACTCGTCGCTAGTCCTCGGCGGCGGCGCCTGCACCATCGTCGCGACGAAGTGAATCGAGCTCGCCAGCTTCTGCAGCGAAGGCGCGTGCGCGATGTTCGAGGCGGTCGGCTGTAGCCGCGCGGATTCGCCGCGTCTCCTCAAGTAGTCGAGCTCGGATTGTGGCAGGGTCATCGAGCACCGCCAGGTCAGAGGCGCACCGGCTTGGCAGGGAGTCGAGCTGGGTCGCGTAGACCGCCGCAATGCTGGTGGCAAGGGTGATAACGGCGTCGATCGGCACAAGCCGCCCGCGCTCTTTGTCGATCTCGATCTGCAGCTTCTCGCGGCGGGCGCGCTTGAGCAGGCGCTCCTCGGTCGAGGCCGAGCCGGCGCCCTCGTCGTCGCCCTCCTCGCCCAGCTCGCGGCGAACCTCCCGGGCGATCAGCCACTCGATGGCTGCCTGGCTGTCGATCTGCACGGCCACGCCGCGGCCACCGCCGCCGCATGTGGGCAGACCCTCCTCAATCAGCTTCGAGATCCAGCGCTCTGACTTGCCCAGCAGGTCGGCCAGGTCTTTCTTGCTGATGATCTTGGCCATAGGGGAGAAAGGACTAAGGGCGAAAGGTACAAAAGGCCAAAGGCGCAAAAGTCCTTTTTGACTTCTGCCCTTTGGGCTTTCCGTGAATAGGGTCGAGGCCTAGCCGCGCCTGGCCGCGAGGTCAGTCGGGCGATGCAGGCCGGCAGGCCTCGAGATAGGAAGAACGGACTCGACTCGCGAGCCCAAACACGCGCGAGGCCCGCGAGTTTCACACCCGTGAAGGGGGAGGGGCCGGGGGAGTACCTAAACCCCTGGCGCGGGCAGGGCTTCGACC